TGAGAATGCTAAACAGCGGCTCCTCATACCGGGCGAGTTAGCACACTGGCTCATGGAGAGTCTGATGCTGATGCGAGTTGAGAGCGTGACTTACAAGAGCTTGGATAAAGTGATGCTGGAGCAAGGTCCTTGGGACGAAATGTGTGCGCGATACCAACGCATGGCATGGATGAGGGCACAGGAACGAGGCGATGGTGCGGTAGTGAACAGTGACTTCGCAGACTTCAATCTCGAACACAGCTATGCAGCGCTGGTGACACACATGCAGTCATTCGTCAATGCTGCTGAGAACACACCAGGGTTGAACAGGGGGCAGGAGAGTCTCATGGCGGCAGCAGGTCGATGGTGCATAAGGGCACTCACGAATGCTTGGGTCGCAGGCAGAGTGCAGGAAGATGAGTACTTCAAGACGCTCAGAGGGTTGTGGACTGGATGGCGCAGCACGATGTGGCACAATAGCTGTTTGCAGGATGATTACCAGGAGGCCAATGCAATGAACATGCTTGAAAGGGGCATGGATCCGGGCTTGGTAGACATGCATGACATAGGTGATGACAGTGTGGGAAGATTCAGCAGTGAGTTCAAAGCGCTGCGATATCTGAAGAACCTCATGGACAGCAAATACCATCTGCAGGATGAGAAGCAGCTGGTGTCTCCAGCACAGAGTGAGTTCACACGTGTGAGATACAGCTCGCACAGGGCACAGGCGTCCCTGGCTCGAAACATTGCCAACTCCAATTCCAGTGACAAGCAAGCACAGCCGCGCCACCCTAATCCTTCACAAGCTCAGTCATTGAATGAGGTGCTCAACATGAGAATAATCAGGGGAGCAGATAGAGAGGCAGTCGAGAATTACAGGTACATAATGCTGCAGAGATGGACGAGTGTGCGGGTCAACAAAGGCCACAGAGAAGTGCCTGTCTGGGTGTTGAGGCATCCGGTGGAGAAGAACGGCTTCGGATGCTTGAGGTTCGGAGAGGAAGAGGAAATCGAGAAATTGCAGTTGCCTAACCAGCCTGTGCCGTACAAAGCAAGCACTGCAGCGCTGCTGAGGAAGTACAAGTTCCCAGCAGCAAGGTTGGCACGTCAAGACTTCAATGCGAGGGCGTTGAAAGCAGGAGTTCAGTTGGGTAAGCGCTATGAGGATGACCTCATATCGGGTGTAGCAGCGCCGTGCATGCCAAACAAACTGCAAGTGCAGGCAGCCGTTAGAACTGCAGAGGCATGGAATGAGTGGCTGGATGTGGTGGCGCCAGGAGAAGAGACGTACCGAACAGGCAAGGCCAAAACCAGTGTTTGGGATTATGGTTGGCAGCCGAAGTCGCGTGATAGAGCAGCAGAAGGAGAATCAAGATTGGCCGAGATGGTGGAGCAGATGAGATCACATCTTCGGAACGCAGGGGAGAACAATAACCTGCGGGCACATAAGAAAGTGCCGGACGAACATTGGCGGACGTTGGACCCAGAGGCCAACGCCCAGAGAGTATCAAACGCAGTGTTAGGTAGCATGAATAGTGTGCACCGCGTATGGGAAAAAGTGAGCGACGAACGAGTGAATGAGTTTGTCGACAAGCTTGGAGGACAGCAAGCTGCCGGGGCATGGGCAGAGCTGCA